ACCGTCCATTAGCTTACGGTGCCACTGGGCGAGGCCTTTGTAGATGTTAAAGTACTCTTTAAAGTAGGCTTGGATATGAGGTGGCTCATTAGCACCCATACCACCATACAACGGCGCGAACGTGTATGCCTTTGCCGCTTGGCGCATAGTCTTATCAACGTCCTCTAGTGGACACTGGTTGATAATAGCGGCGGTCTGTTTGTGTACGTCAAAACCATCTAGTATCTGGCCGATGACAGTAGGGCACTGGGAAAGTTCCCCGGCTACTCTAAATTCTAACCCAGAGAAGTCGGCTTCCATAATCGTGCCACCCTCGAACCTTGAGTGTACGCTTTTCCGTACGGGAAACTTTGAGCCCTTGGGTATGTTCTGGAAGTTAGGGTTAGAACTGCTAAGTCTGCCTGTGCGAGTTATACATTGGTTAAACTGAGCATGTAGTATTCCGTCGGCCCGGGTAGACGCTTGGATGTTCTTAATAAACGAGTCTAGGTATGTGGATATAGCATTCAGCCTAGATGTCTTTGTCAGGAACTCTATGGCTTTTAAGTTGTCCTTGGCTTCCGCTTGGGCAATCAATTTCTTGATCGTTAGCTTGTCTGTTTTAAAACCATTTATACTGGCGTCAGTAGGCTGTGTAGGAATAAGTTTTAACCCGGCCACTTGGCCTGTCTCTGTCAATGTGTACCCACGCCCATCACAATGCGTACACTTAGATAGGTTCTTATAGGGCTCACCGTTGACCTTCATCTTCTGTAGTTTGCCCTTGCCCTCGCAAACGTCACAGTGGTTGGCTATGGTCTTCATGACCCGGCGTGTAGACTTGCGGACGGTGTTAGCAAATTTACTAGCATTCATCCGTGGGGGTGGCAGTGGTTTGCCCCGGGCGTTTACCCCAATGTTAAAAGCATTCTTGTGGTAGTTTCTATCTTTGACTGTACGCGAATAAACCACGGCGGTCATATCGACACCACTGTTCAGGTTGATAGGTGTATCCCCCATCACATCGACAACGATAGCATCTAGATCCTTTTCAATCTGTACCTTTTCAGCCTCGTACTGTTCCTTTACTTCGGCCAGAGTATCCGTATTTATGGCGATACCGTTACGTTCTAGTTCTACCAAGAAGAGCAACATCTCATTCATTAGAGTGAAGGTTGGGAGTAAGCCGACGTTCGACTCTTTTAGCAGATCTTTTTGCTGGGCTAGATAGATCTCAGTTGTAGATAGCACGTCCGCATCAGCATATTCGATTACTGTATCCAGAGGCATTGCTTCAAAGCCCACCCCGGATTTAAACAGGCCATCAACTAAATCTGATTTCTTTCGAGTTACATCCCTGCGCTCGGCTGTAGCTTTGAGAGATAGCTCTTGACGTTGTCCTCGTGCGAAGATGTACTCGCCTATCATCGTGTCGTACACCTTTTTTGGTATACTGAAACCTGACTCTAATAAGTAGGACACGTCGAATTTAGCATTATGGCATACAATTAACCCGGCCCGACTAAGGTCTTCCTTCATGGGCGCACTGCTATCGGCGTCTAGGCCATTCTGTTCGTTGTGGTTAAAGATCGCCCTTCGTGCTGGGCCTACCTCTCCATCTTCAATCATCCGCCAATGGGATGAGACTATTTTATTCTTTGGATGATACGGGCTGTTGTCCTTACTTTTGTCCTCACCAAATTGAACCGTTGTCTCTAAGTCCAATACTATTGTTACACTCACATTATTCCCCTTTAAATTTAGTTTCCATTAATTGTTTCCATAGGCTTTCAATCGGGAACAACTGGTCGTGTTCCATTTTAAGTCTGTCGCCATATCCGAAATTTGCGGGGCTACATTCCTGCTTGAACGTCCTACGATCTACCCATCCGTTAATCCGCATTACCTTTGGATCATCGGTTCTCCCAACCAACACAGCGATCTGCGCCCTGAATTTTGGTATCTGATCGAATACCAACGGGCCGAACTCTGTGTTAGTAAACTTCACATCAATCGATACATCCCCACACCAGAGATCTACGCCGCCGTCCGACAGCACGTTAATCGTTGGGGGTTCGAGATCGAATAACCGGGCCACAGCAAACTCTGCCTTGAACCCGTAAATGTTCGCTTCAGTACGACTTTGATTGTCGTTCTCTAGTCTTGGCTTAAAGCCCTGCATTTCACAGAGCTTCACCGTATCTGCACCCATTATCCTACTGCTATGGGCGTCCTGCTTGGATAGTGTCACCAGCATATTTACTCCACATACCGGGAGATCTCCGGCTGTATGTTGCAAATTACTGTGCCATGCCAACCACTCAGCTTGTTCTTACTGACGGTTAGATAACGTGATGTGTCGGGCTCGGAGTCATCAACGTCCCCGGCTTCATGCTTCCCGATACCAATACATAAATCTAGCTCGGCCATCTTGCCGATCTTACTGCCTTCCATATCGAAGCCCGATAAACGAGTTCGTCCTTTGGCATCATTACTGGCTTGGCTAACCGCGAGTAGGGCACAGTCAAATTTCTTCGCGGTCTCACGCAATCGACGGTAAAGCTCACGCAGACGTTCATGCCCTGCGTTAAAGTTACCGCCAATGTTTACTTTATCTGCCTGATCAATAATTAGTATATCAGGCTGTTCTTTCTCGACGTAGGCTTCTATCTTAGCCAAGTCCCAATCCTGTATCTCATTCATATCGAACAGGTCTTCAATGTCGTTAAACTTACGCCGGGCTTTCATAGGGTCAGCAATTACTTGCTCCCGGGTAACACCAGCGTGTGCTTGTATTGCTCGGAGCATAGTACGCCCAGTGTCTTCCTCATTACCGAGGTAGATTACCTTAGCGCCTTGTTCGCAGAATCCGCCCGGGCCAGTACATATACTGACTAAGAATGCTGTCTTGCCGGTCTCAGGTAATGCAAACACACACCCAAACTCCCGGGCACCTATCCCATATACATGCCGGGATAACGTGGATATATTAAACTCCCAGCGGTTATCGTCGGTAACACCGGCTAGAAGCTCATGAATATCCTTCGTTGTCTTCTCACCAAAGTCTGTAGGCATGAAGCCTTCTTTGGATCCCTCAAGTAACTGGTGCAATCGCTCCATACCTGTTGGGTTACCGTCGGCCACCTCTATACCCATGTTGGCAATCTTGGTGCCTATCTGGCGTTGCCATAGCCCTTGTATAACTTCAGTTACTACAGGCGGGGAAAGTGGTTCGATGGTATTTATTAGGTCAATGATCCCCGCGAATGCCTCTTGGTCAGCCCGGGTAGCTACCGGGTTCTGGTTCTTCCATAAAGCTAAGATGTCAGCCGGGGTAAGGTCGTGTTGGTGCTTTTCGTGGGCTCGGGAGATCGTGACGTAAGCGTCTTGAATCTCATCCTCGAACAGGCTCTTGGATAAGTTGGCCTTGTTATCGTTATAAAAGTCGAATGATAATAGTGATTTAAGTATTCTTATGTCCATAGTTATCGTATAGTTAAGTTATAGTTGAGCTACACGGTAACACGAACGCAAAACAAAAAAAAGCCCCATCTTTCGACAGGGCCTTTTAAATCGTTTGATAAAATTTATTAACTAGATCGTAACTTCATCTTTTTAATGTCTGGGGTCTTATCCCCTCTACGTTCTTTAATATCGACTTCTGAATGAACCACTCGCGGATTACCCTTAACTAACTCACGGATAGTATTTTCGAGTGCTTCTTGTTCGACAGCCGCTTGCTTATACCCTCCGGGTAAATCATAGTCGATAACAACAATACCTCTACATTTCATTCTCTAACACCTTTGTTATTTCCTCACTTGGGCAATACTTCAGGTCTTTAGCAATGAACTTAACAGTACAGTCTACTAACCCTTGCAATTGCCTTAACAGCTTTATAGCTTTACCTTTAGCATCATTGTCAAGACAAATAATAATCTTTCGGTAGTTTTTGAGACTTTGTTTCTGTTTTGTACTCAAATTAGTGCCTAAAATAGCGACACCAGCGTACCCATCAATGACTCCAACGGCACAAGCAGACGGTGCATCTTCAACAATTACAGCCACATCCGAGGTTCCAACAGTTAACGCACCCGAGGTATCTCCGTAGGACATCCACTTAGGAGTGTTATCCCCGAGGGCTCTACCGACGGCACCCTTACCATCGTTCATCATAAACAAACAACGATTGTCAGCCGGGGCATACAGTATTTTAACCAAGCCTTGGTCGAAGGCGGGTATACACCCGTTCTCTTCAAGATAATTCATGACGTAGGTGTGGTTCTTTGGTTGAGATAGGATCTCGGGTATCCGTCGAAGTGTGAGTCCACGTTCGTTTATCTCTCTTGCCAGAAATTCACCGAGAGTTTCTTTCTTAACACCAACCCGGTTCTTGATCAGGGACAGTGTCATTCCTTTGCGATACGCACCCTTGATCGAGCATGATGCTTTGTAGCAATTCCAAAGAACGGTACCGTCTTTATTCGTTATGCTGAATTTCTTTTTACCGTAACAAAAGGGACAGTCGATTGTTTTCGATTACCCTTCGCTTACTTTAATCGATTTTATTATCTCGATTTGTTCCTGCCGGTTATACATAAGTCTCCCTTAAAACGAGTATTAGGGGTAGCTCGGCCCCGGAGCGGCCTCGCTTTTTTAACATGGTTTTTAGCATCCGTCAACAGTTTTACTATAGTTCAACTATTACATTAGTTATGCGCTTAACCATTAAACCCCTAGTTAACTCATTGTTATTATTGAACTTCTACCTAACCTGAAGGTCGTAGGTTCAAATCCTACTCCCGCAACCAAGTCTAGTCTAAGTCATTGTTTGCTAAGTGATTTAGAGCGTCAGTAACTATATCAGTGGAGTGGAGTGATCGTTTTTGGTCGTTTTTCCACTCTCCGTTAACCACTACACTAGTTGCTACATCAGTTAATTCCATATGACATGATGTGCATTTAACCGAATCAGGCTCGTTTGGGTAGATGACTCCGCGAGTAGATCTCCCGCAGAAATCACATATTATGAGGTCGGGGTAATGAGGCACCCCTTGCATCCTCACGATGCGAACCTCTTGTTGATTGCGGACGTTGCTAACTTCATTGTTGGTCGGACGTAGGTCGCCAAGATCTCACGGGATTGGTGCCCCGTAACGGCTCTCAGTTCATCTTCTGTACAACCAGCCTCGGCCATCTCGGTTGCACCTGTCCTGCGGAGATCCCGTAGTTGTAGGTGCGAGGGTAGCCCCGCTTGTTTCCTAATCCGGGCAAAGTATTTGACCAGTAGGTCTTTGCTGTACGGCATTGCCGTAGTCTCACAGACCACAATACAACCTTCACGTTCTATATCTGATGAATCGTATTGATGATACTTCTTCAACCTCTCTACGAGCCTAGGAGAAGCGGCTACCCCCATTATGGTTTTAGTCTTTTCCTGAACATAAGCAAACTGACTGTCGTGGTAATTCGCCCACGTTAGTTGTCTCATGTCCCCGGGCCTTGCACAGAGGTCGTAGGTAAGCAAAGTCACCGTACCGATAGATGGATACCCCATCTTGTCGGCTGTATCGATCAATTTAAACACCTGTTTGGGCTCCCAGAGTACCTTGCGAGTAGCCAAGCCGGGTATTTTCATATTACTGAACGGGTTTGCGGGTACTTTGTCGTGTCGGTAGCCTACGTTGTATACTTTCCTCAGTACTTTAACGACGTGGCTGGCTCTATGGTCGCTATATTCCCGCTGGATAAGCGTAAACAGCTTGTCTGCTTGTGTAGCAGTGATGTTTTTTGCCTTTACCTGACCAAATGCGAGTTTAGATGCGTCTAATTGCATCTCTGTGGCTGTTCTTAGCTGTAAATTGTAGAAAGTTTTGCTGTTATCAGCTAATTTTATCCACTCTTGCGTGGTTTTATAGAAATTAATCAAGCCTTCTACACTATCGTCATCGACTTTGATCGTGCCTTCATGCTTGCGGCGGTGCAAACTAAATTCTAGCGCCACTTGCTGGCAATACTTCACAGCATCACGCTTGTTGGGGAACTTCTGGTAACGCAGATTCAATGCGTCTCTTACTCCCCGGGATGGGTTGAAGGCATAAAACACCTTTCCATCCGCCGTTGTCCTTTCTTCTAAATATTTTGTCATTCGTATACCCCTTAAAGTTATGAGTTCGGTAAATACGATAACTAAAAAAAACTGGCGCGTCAACTATGGGTATAAGTGTTGACCTACTAAGGGCATTATAGTAGTCTTAATACTGTTAGGAGTACTCCTCCCGCTCTTAACACTGCGAGGTGCCACTTCCCCCTTAAAATGGCACCACCAAAGGCCCCGGAATATCCTTTTTGGACGTTTCGGGGCCTTTTTTTATTGTGATGAAGGTAGATTTAGTCTTCGACTAATTTTAAATGTGGTGCCCCATATTCGGGACACTTGTCAGGGCAGACTGTTATCATCGCATCAGGATTTTCTCCCGCCCGATCTGCCTTGATGACTACTTTAGAATGGTTTAGTTGAATAAAATCGGCACGATGCCCGGCTTCAGCTATTTCTATGGCATCGTAAAAGTTGGCGATACCCTGCCATGCTTCTTCAATTGTCATTTCGTAACCTAGCGGAGGTATGCTTTTATCTAATACTTTCCTATCATTTTTCATCTGCTCTCCTCTCCTCTCTGGTTTTAAAGAGGTACTAAAAAAAAGACTGGCGCGTCAAGACTAAAATACAGTTACGCCATTATTCCCACATTAATCATACCCATACATATATACATGTAGGAGTGTAATAAAAAAATAAAAAAATAATTTAGCCGGTTTAGCTGTGCCCTTTGTTACTTGCTAACTGGTGGCGCTTGTATATAATCGGGGTTATGGGTTCGCTGTGGTGGCGGCCCTTAAACACTACAAAGGAAATATA